CAAGAAACCTAGTAAAAGAAATTGCTGATAGGATCACATGGAAACACATTTGGCAAGAGCTTGAGGTTAAGCGGCCCACAACCCTGCCAAATCATTGAATCTCTTCTTCAGCGGACTCTGCTTGCCAGCCTGCACGTTCCCCGGTTTGTCGATACTGGACAGGTTGTGCCTCTCACGGCATAGCTCGATCATAACCGCCGCGCTGTCGTAGTAGTCGGGACTCTTTCCAGTCCTTCGCTTCATGTCGATCTTGGACTCGACTCGGATGCGTGAACCGCCGTCTTGCGCCTTGTTGTCCTTGTATTTTCGCACCGTCATCTCATCGGCCATCTCCTTTGTGATGTTCCGCAACTGGTCGCAGCGAATCAATTCCTTGCCGCACCCCCAAAGCTCCGAGACTCGGTTGGCGTAACGCACGCTGGACTTCTCGCGGTCAGCGGCGGAAACGGGGCGATCAGATGCTTTGCCGCCAAAGTCCACTCGCAGGAAGGTATTACCCCATTTGCTCCACATGGCATCCGCAAAGGTCTTGCCGCCACCTGCTGATGCGTCAATCGCCACATTCTTGATGTCGATTCCCTCCTTCGCGCAGATGTCTTTGATCTGGTCGATCAACTGCGTGGTTCTATCCACATCGCGGCGCGAGGCATCGTCATTGAGAGCAATGTGACGTTCAAACTTGAGCCTCCGCTTGCTGTCCGTGCAAACGCCGATGGAGCCGATTGTCATAATCGTCTTGTCGCCGCCCGATGTGTAGGAAAGGTCGATGCCGCACACTTTGGTCGGAATACCCGTCCAGACGCACTCTTTCGGCACGCGGAGAATCTCGGCGGGCGAGTAGATGTTGTCATCATCCCCATCGAGCAGGAACGCGCCAAGAACGCCTCGCCAATAGGCGCGAGTGTGCTGCCCCAGCTTCTCACGCTTCTCCTCAAGCATCTCCCTCGTCATCAGGAACGGGTAGATGGTGCGGCCTTCAAGGATGTTGGGCGAAGTCTCATTGTTGATTCGGAGCACATGCGCCCCCTTGCCTTCCCATTCGTCCCATTCGGGATTGTAAGCATCCCAGCCGCCCTCCTTGGGTTCACAAAGCTGCCCGAAGGTATCGAACGGGCTGTTGGCATTAGCGAGCGCCACAAGCTGCACATTCGGGTTCTGAGTGATGTTTTCCTCAAAGGTGTTCACGATGGCGGGAGAAAGCTCGGCACACTCATCGAGGATGACGACCAGCTTGCCGTTCGGGCCATGCTTCTGTCCTCGGATGGCACGGGAGGATTCCGCCGCCTTGCTGGACTCGCCGGGGAACAGACGGATGCCGTATTCCTCCATCACCTTGCCCGTGGCGAGGTCAACGGTCTTGATACAGTGAGACGACTCCACCAATTTACCGGGTGGAGAAGCGACCATACCATTGAAGTAGCGGGTGATCTGGCCCCAAATACGGCCCATTGAGTCCTTGATGGTCGTGGTGTTGACCAGAATGACGTTCTTGGTCGGGTTGGTGAGCCACCAGACGAGCGCAAAAACCGCAAACACACCTGTTTTTCCGCCCGAACCACCTGAAGTGATGGCGATACGCTTGTGCTCGAAGGCTGCTTTTATCATCTTCACCGCCCAAGGATGCCACATGAAGGGCGTCCGGGTGCCGGGGTAGTTCCAAATCAGGTTCACCGCGTTGATGAAATGCACCCATGCAGGCTGTCCCTTGGGGTTTGGTTCGCCCTTCCAGCCCTTTGTTGAGCCTGTCGGGCATTTGATGAACGTCAATTCGACCTCCAATTGGTTTGGGAACTTGAAGTTGAACTCGATGCCATAGGTGTTCAACGGCCCCTTAGTAAGTTGAACGAATTTCGTTTGCTGGGGTTTTTGCTTCATTGATTTAGAGTGGTATCATTCTTATCAAGAGATTCAAGAGCCATCAGAAAATCCCCCTTGCCCATAGTCATGAATGACATACAATTACATTCAAATGGCAACCGGCCTTACAGTCGCGGATGTCAGGGCAAGCATCGGTAATACGATCTATCCCGGCAACCCAAATTCCGAGCTTTTCCTCCCCACGCTTAATCAAGTCGTGGAGCGGATTATCAACAGCGGCCAGTGGAAAAACATGTACGAGGCGGTGCATTATGACAGCACCAGCGGCTACATTACACTGCCGCGAAGGCTGGAATCCATCGTCGGCGTGACGCGGGTCAATTGGCCCACGGCTCCATACTCGCGCATGAATGAATACATGACGAGCGGTCCAGGCTTTGAGGACGACACCACTCGCGATCTTCGCACGATTATTGACCAAGGCGATGTCTGCACGCAGGAGGTTCAGACTGAAATTGGCTACCCGCGTCTCACAATTGCGAATGCTGCGGATGATGGGCAAATTGTTCGCGTTTACGGCAATGACGCTGACGGCAATCCGGTTTTTGATACGGATGGCATTGAGGGCATCGCTCTCACTCTTGCGAATCCAACGGTAACAGCATCGGTGGAGATGTTTGTGACACAGATCGTCAAACCGATCACCATTGGCAACGTCACCATCTCTGTCGTGGTTTCTGGGACGCCAACCGTGCTATCCATCTACGAGCCGTCCGAAACGAATCCGATTTATCGCCGCTACAAGACTGGCACAATCGTTCCGCGTGACGACAACAAGCCAGTTCTTCGCTGCCTGTGCAAGCGTCGGTTTGTGAGGCTGGTGCAAGAAACCGACCTCGTTTGGCCCGACAACATCGGCGCGCTCAAGTTTGGCATGAAAGCCGTTCAGCTTGAGGATGCTGGTGCCGCAGAGCTTCAACAGTCCCAGCTTTTCTGGCAGAAGACTTACGAAGTCCTCAATCAAGGACTCAAGCAAAACCGAGGCGCAATCCGCCCGAAGATGGCAATGGATTGGATGTTCTCGGCAGGGCAAACACCACAGACTCGATAATTATGGCTACACCAAGCAGAATGAATAGACCAATTGGCGGTGGACTGGACCAGTTCAACATGCAGAACGAGAAATTCAGTCCAACCAGTCAATCTGTTGTTCTCGGCAAGGCGAAAGCTGGCGAGTCGATGAATCCGTCTGCCTTTCAGCGTCTGCAAATGGACCCCGGCAAACGGGCGGCGGTGACTGAAGAAATGCAGGCGAGCAATCCAAGCCTCCTTGGCCTCTCCGAGCGCGCTGCAACTTCGCCTGGTCGTGGCTACTATTCCGATGAACGCTTGCTGGAGCGCCAGCGCCGCATTGCGGGTCGAGCGCAAGCTGCCGCCCTCTCGCCGTTCGCCAACAGCAACATGCAGTCGCGTGGCAATCAGCCTCGCCAGATGGCTCAAGATTCCGTTATGGGTGCGATGCAATACCCGAGCAGTGTTATGTTTACTGGATTTTAACAACCCACCAAAGATATGACTGAAGAACAAAAAAACAGGCTCATCTTGAATATTTTAAGCGGCTACGGCGGCGGCATTGGTGCCGCTGTAATTCCATCCGTGGCTGGCGCTGCTATTGCCGACACCGTGAGCAGGTTTATGCCCAATGCTCCGGCAACCACAAACGCTCCAGCGATTGATTCAACCGTGCCCAGCGACCCAGTTGCCGCCGCTCAAGCAGCCTACAACACAATGGTTGCTCGACGCGGGGAGGCCGCAAGGGCTGCTGTTTTGGGCAAGATTCGAGAGCAGCAGGAATCTGGCGTCATCCCGTACGCCCCCGACAACCCACAAGCAGTGGACGCAGAACTTCGCAAGAGGCTCGCAGTGACTCAAGGTGGTCAGGCGGTTGCTGTCCCGCGTTTTATCAATGCCGGATCAGTTCAAACCCTTCAACAGCGCCCCACTGGTGGAGTTGTCGCAGACTATGGCGGCGGCAATCGCGTTGTCACCAGTCGCTATGGAACCGGAACGGCCACGGCTGGTCCGCGCAAGGGCGAAATGACGATCACCGAAGATGGTAAAACTGTGCCAGGCTCTCAATGGTTTCAAGAGGCGGCAGATCGCCAAAACCGCGTGGTGGACATGGGCGAGGGCGGTGCGCTCTATGTTCCAAAGGCGCGCCAAGCGGAGTTTGCTGAAGGCGCTCGTCGTTTGAAAGCCGCCGAAAAAGCCTCCGCAAGCAAAGCCAAAGCGTAATCTCCATGCCTGTCATCGACCTCAACGACTACCTCGGGATGCCTCAACAGGCTCCCGCTCAACCTGTGTTTCGAGCAACGACGCAGAATGTTGATCCAATGGCCTTGAGGGCAGACAGCCCGTATTCAAACGAGGCGTTTCTGGCAAATGTGGAAGCGCGTCAAAGGCTGGCTGGACTTCAGCGTTTGGCACCAGTGCTTCAGGCGCAGCAGGCCCAGCTTGCCTACGATAAGGTGGCAGAGGACGCCCGACTGTTGCGCCAAAAACAGGAGATTGAGGCACAGGTTCAACGTGCCACCGATGAAATCACCCAAGGCGCAATTGACCCTGAAAGCGACCAGTTCAATCAACAGGTGATGGGTCTTTACACCCGCAATCCAATGTCCTTCGCTGATCCTCGGATGCAGCAGGCGATGTCCTTCCTTGGTCGTCGTGCGGACGAACTTGCCCAGCAGAAGCAGTTTCAGGCCAAAGTCGATTACGAGGCCCGGAAAGGTCTATCGGATGCCATCAATAGGGCTGAGACGCGCTTCCTTACGGGCGGCGGCAGCATTAACGAACTCAACCGCCTGCGCCAAGGCTCTGCAAGCCCTGATGATTACATCAGTCTTGTGGAGGAGGGCGCTGGCAAACTTCGCACGACTCGCGCCAAGGGTGCTGGCAGGGGCGCTGGCGAACCAGAGATCATCGGCAGATACAAGGATTTGAAAAATGAGTATGCCTCACGGGCGCAAAAAGCCGCGAGCGATTTGGCTGCATTTGAAGAAAACGCAATTCTTGAAGACCCTGGATACGACCAAAAACTGGCCGCATTGAAAAAGAAAGCAGAGGATGAGCAGGCGCTCGCGACTCAGGCTTCCAACGCTTATATCGCCTCGCTGCGAAGCCCAACGGGACAAGTGGCTCAACGACCTGTTGGCCCTTACAGCCCAGAATTTCTGGCAGGATACGGCACAGCAGCCGGACAAGGATTCATCCCGGCGACCCCCAGCCTTGCGCCTGCGCCTGCTGGTGGCGGTGCCGCCCCCGCTCCCGCTCCGACTCCAAAAGGTGCCGCGAAGCAGACAATTGGTGGACTGTCACCAGAGGCAATTCTGCGTATTCAGAATGCCCCGGCAAGCGAGCTTGCTCAGACCATTGAAAGAGAGGAGCGCCTCGCTGGCGAAGAGGGCAGAATTAATGAGGAATGGACGAAAGCGAAGAGCAACCTTGAGCAGAAGCTCAAGACGCTATATTCAGACAAGCCAAATAAATACGGCATCAACCCGTTAGAGCTTTTTGCTTCACAGGTTTTTGAACAAAAAACGGTAACCGATCCAGAGATAGTCCTGTCTGGTGGAGCGCCAGTTCCGGGTGGATTTGTTTCTGCCGAAATACCAATTCAGGTGAAGGCATTACGCGATCTTGGCCTCAAGCCATTAGACACGGCCTTTACTGAAAGCGGGCAAAAAAGACTCAACTTGTTCGGTCTAGTCGGCTCTCAAGATGTGAACTACAACGCTTTAATTCGTGATTGGGCGCAACGCTTCCTAGAAGGCAGAGGGCTTCTGAAGGTGCCGCTTTCAGAAAAACAGACAATCACTCCAGAAGAACGCTCAACTGGAGCGAAGGTGTTGGACAAATATGTTCCCCCAGTCAATAATTGATTATGGCTGGATGGCATGATATTACTCGCGACCCTGAATACCAAAATCTTTCCCAAGAGGCAAAGGTTGAGGTTAAAAAAGGATTTTTTGATCGCATTATTGCGCGTGATCCAGATTTTCAATCTCTCTCAGAAGCTGGCAAAACTGCCACTTTTGAGGAGTTCATGTCGATTCCCGACGACACGGGGCAAGGTTACATCACATCCATGCTTGGCGCTGCTGGTCGTGGATTTGGCGAGGTCGTTCCCGGTGTGGTCGAGGGTGTTGGCGCATTGACAGGCATTCAGCCCATGCGTGAAGCTGGTCAAGGCATCCGCGCAGGGCTGGAATCCATCGCGCCAGTCAACCCCATCTACGCCGAAAGCGTTCCAGTCAAATTAGCTGGCGTTGGCGGTCAAATTAGCAGTGTTCTCGCAACAGGCGGCGCTGGCGGTCTTGCTGGTCGCGCCCTTGCGGCAGAGCGCATTGCTGCTGCTGGCACTCAGGCCGCGCGGCAAGCCGCATTGACTCAGGCTGTGCAACGCGGGGCGCAGACTGCCCTGTTTGGTACGGCGGCTGCACAGGGTGCCGCTGAGGGCGCTCAACAGGCAGAGCAATATGGCATGACGGGCGTGGAAGCATATCTTCGCACGTTGGCTGGCGCTGCCACAGAGGCAGGAACCGAGCTACTGCCATTCGGCATGGCGGCAGAAACAGCGTTGGCGAAACGCGCCTTGGCTAGTGCTCCGCGCACCACTGGGTTTATTGGTTCCACCTTGTCTGAGGGCGGTGAAGAGGCGATTGGTCAAATTGGCTCCAACATTGCCACGAAAGTACTAGCCCCTCTTGGCGTCGAAACCCCCGACATCACTGAAGGCGCGTTTGAGGCTGGACTCTATGGCGCTGCTGGTGGTGCCATGCTTGGCGGCGTCAATGCGCTCATTTCGACGCCGCCTGAGAAGCAGACAGAAAAGCAACAGAGAGCCGCCGCTGAATTTAATGCGCAACCCGTTGATGCTGCCCCGCCCATTTCTTCGGAAGAAAACCTCAAAAACTCTCAAGACCGAGCATCAATTCCTGTTGTGACGCCTGATGGGGTTGTCACTTGGATGCCTGCAATGCGTCAGGCGATCACACCAACAGCACCCGTCACGCCGCCCGTCCAAGCCCCTTCTCAGATTGAGCAAAAGCTGGTTGAATACATGCAAAATCCGGCAACAAAAACTGCCGTTTCTCTGGTTCAGAATGCTGCGGAAAATTCAGATGCGTCGAAAGCAGCCAAGGCGGCTCAAGATGTGATTGAGAATGCTGGC